CGACGCGATGCGGCGACGGGCGTGCGCCGTTTGGAGAAAGTCGATCTCTGGGAAATTTCAGTCGTCACGTTTCCGATGCTGCCGGGTGCGCGCGTCGAAAGCGTGAAGGCGCGGCCGTTCGATCGCGGCGCGCCGACGATGCGGGAATTCGAGCGTTGGCTCACGCGGGATGCGGGGCTGACGCGAATGGATGCGCGGGCGGTGCTCCGCTCGGGCTTTAACGGACTGAAGGCTCTGCGGGATGCGGGCCGGACCTTCGACGACGACGCCATGCTCGCTTCGCGTTTTCGCGAAGCCGCGCGGCTGATGCAGGCAACCTAATCTCCCTCTCCCCGCGTGCGGGGAGAGGGTTGGGGTGAGGGGCGACCGCTTGCACTGATGTGCGTAGCCGCCCCTCACCCTGACCCTCTCCCCATTCAAGCGCAGAAAATGGGGAGAGGGAATTCAACGCAAACAGGACACCGACATGACAGACACGACCTCCCTCGAAACCAAGGGGGCGGGCGGGGAAACCGCGCGCGCCTTCGAAGAATTCCTTGAAGCGTTCGAAGCCTTCAAGGAAACGAACGACCAGCGATTGGCCGAAATCGAACAGCGCGGCGTGTCCGATGCGCTTGTCGGCGAGAAGCTGGCGCGCATTGAAGAAACGTTGGAGTCGACAAAGCGCGTCGCCGACGGACTGGCGCTCAAATCGGCGCGGCCGCATCTGGCGGGCGGCACAACGACGGCGACGTCGCTGGCGCACAAGTCCGCGTTCGACGGCTACGTTCGCCGGGGCGATGCTTCGCGCCTCGCACGCATCGAAGAGAAAGCCTTGTCCGCCGGTTCGAATGCCGATGGCGGCTATCTCGTGCCGCCCGAAACGGAAGCCGCCGTCAACAGCGCGCTGAAAGCCATCTCGCCGATGCGCGCCATCTCCGGCGTCCGCCAGGTGTCGGGTTCGGTTTACAATCGCCCGTTCGCGACGGCCGGCGTCGGCACCGGATGGGTTGCGGAAACGGCATCGCGAGCGCAGAGCACGACACCGACGCTCGCCAACCTGCAATTCCCGACGATGGAACTCTACGCGATGCCGGCCGCGTCACAGACGCTGCTCGACGATACGATCGTCAACATCGACGAGTGGCTGGCGGAAGAAGTCCGCGTCGCCTTCGCCGAACAGGAAGGCACCGCGTTCGTCTCGGGCGACGGATCGAACAAGCCGAAAGGTTTCCTCAGCTACGATATCGTCGCCAACGGTTCGTGGGCGTGGGGCAAGCTCGGCTTCGTCGCGACGGGCGCGGCGGGTGCATTTCCATCGACAGCGCCGGGCGACACGTTACTCGATCTCGTCTACGCGGCGAAAGCGCCATATCGCGCCAACGGCACTTTCATGATGAGCCGCGCGACCGTCGCCGCCGTCCGCAAGATGAAAGACGGTGACGGCAATTATCTCTGGCAGCCCGCCAATGCACCGGGCGAGTGGCCGTCGCTGATGGGCTATCCCGTCGCCGAAAGCGAGGACATGCCGGATATCGCGGCCAATGCGACCGCGATCGCGTTCGGCGATTTCTCGCGCGGCTATCTGATCGTCGATCGCGCCGGCATCCGCGTGCTGCGCGATCCCTACAGCGCCAAGCCCTACGTGCTCTTCTATACGACGAAGCGCGTCGGCGGCGGCGTCCAGGACTTCGATGCGATCAAGCTGCTGAAGTTCGCGGAGAGCTGATTTCGCTCACGCTGGCTAATCTGCGCTCTGCGCAGACCAGCTCCGCGGGGGCGGCGCTCGCGCCGTCGCCCAGTCGGGCTCGCGGCCTGCGGCCGTTCTCGTCACCACGTCATGGCGGCCCTCCGAGGCGGCCATCCAGGATAACTGGCTGGGATACCGCCGAGCGGTACTGGATGGCCGGGTCAAGCCCGGCCATGGAGGTTTTTTCTTCCGTCATGCCCGCGCAGGCGGGCATCCGTCCAAGTTGATCGATATCACAAAGGCGGCAGCTTGGACGGATCCCGGCCTTCGCCGGGATGACGATTCAAACAATTCCGCGCCAGGCAGCGAGCTCCCCGCAGCGGGATCGCCGGACGCAATCAAAAACTTTTCGCGCGGGTTTCCCTCCCGCCTGCGCGGAATGTGTGCGGGGCCATCGTTCGCGGTGGTCCCGTACTCTTTGTTGGGCGCTTCCGACTCGCGTTCCGCGAGCCGGCCGTAAGCGCCAGTCGCACCACGGGCCACGTTTGATGGTTCGCCGAAGTTGTTCGACAAGGCCGCGCCTTGCGGCCGGCTCCGCGCAGCGGAGTCGCAAGGCGCAAAACAAAGAGCGTCGCCGAGTGCCAGTAAAAACTCCGCACAATCAGGAATTCTCATTATGCCCTTAGTGATGACGAGCCCGCCGGTGGCGGAGCCGGTGACGGTCGATGATGCCAAGGCGCATCTGCGCATCGACACCGACGCCGAGGATGCGTTGATCGCCAGCCTCGTTCTCACGTCGCGCCTGCACATCGAGACGGCGTTATCCCTGGCGCTCATCACGCAATCGTGGACGCTATTGCGCGATCGCTGGCCGAATACGGGTCATGTCGATCTGCCGCTGGCGCCGCTGCGTTCCGTCGGCACGGTGCGGATAAAAAACGCAAACGGTGATGCCACCGTCATTCCCGAGCAGAGCTATCTGATCGATCTGGCATCGCGGCCGCCACGTCTTGTTTGGAACAACTGCGCGCCGCCGCTACCGGGCCTGGCGGCGAACGGCATCGAAATCGAACTGACCGCCGGTTTCGGAGATACGGCCGACAGCGTTCCGGCGCCGCTGAAGCGCGCCATCCTGATGCTGACGGCGCATTGGTACGAACATCGCGACCCGCAGGAGATCGGCGGAGCCGGCGCGCGCATTCCGGACGCGGTGAGCGATCTCATCAATCCCTTTCGGACGATCAGATTATGAAAGCGCCAATCAAAATCGGTGACCTCCGGCACCGCGTCGTCATCGAGCGCGGCGTGCGGACGAGCGACGGCGGCGGTGGTTCGACGATCGAATGGCAGACGGTCGCTGAAGTCTGGGCGGCGATCTGGTCTCGCAGCGCCGGGGAAGGCTTTACGTGCGGCCGCGTCGCCGGGACAGCGACGCATGACGTCTGGATACGCTATCGCGCCGACGTGCAGCCTGACATGCGCATCGTCTACGGCGAGCGCGTATTCGACATTCTCGGCGCCATCGACGTCGAGGATCGTGCGGCCTGGTTGAAGTGTCCTGTCGAGGAGCGTGATCTATGAATGTCAATGTGAGTATCGGCGGCATCGGTTCATCGGCGCGCATGCGAGCCCTCGCGCTGGTGCGTGAAGCAATCGCCAAGAGCGAGCAGCAAAGGGACGGCGGGCGCGGGAGGGAAGCGCCGGCAAATAGCGTCCAGCTTGCGCCCCATGCGTCATCCGAGCGAGGCCGATGATGTCGAGCGCGGCCTTCGCCTTGCAAAAAGCCATCTTCGAAACGCTGACGAACGATGCGGCGACTCTGGCCGCGTTGGGCGCCCCGCGCATCTACGACGACGCGCCGGCGCGCGTGCAATTTCCGTTCGTGACATTCGGGCAATCGACGGCGCGCGATTGGTCAACGGGCAGCGACGACGGTTATGAGCATCTGATAACGTTGAACGTCTGGTCGCGGGCCCGCGGCGGTAAGGAAGCGCAAGTGGTGCTCGCGGCGGTCCGCGCTGCGCTTCACGATCAGAATTTGGCGGTGTCCGGGCACCACCTCGTCAACCTTCGCCACGAACATTCGGAAGTCCGCCGCGACGGCGATGGCGAAACCTTCCACGGCGTTGCCCGCTTCCGCGCGGTGACGGAAGTGGAATGACGCGACGGCGGAGTAAGCAGTCGCCCCTCACCCTGACCCTCTCCCCGTAAAGAACGGGGAGAGGGAATGGCCGCCCGCGCGACGTCATCCGCAACGCGCAATCAAAAACTCGCGCCAACAAAAGAGCAATCCTTATGACAGCACAAAAAGGCAAAGACCTTCTTCTGAAGGTCGATACGACCGGTGCGGGCGTCTTCACGACGGTCGCCGGGCTGCGCGCGCGCGGGCTCTCGATCAGTGCCGAAACGGTCGAGATCACCAACACCGAAAGCGCCGGACAATGGCGCGAACTCTTGACCGGAGCCGGGGTAAAATCGGCGCGCATCACCGGATCGGGCGTGTTCAAGGATGGAGCCTCGGATGCCACCATCCGCGACTACGCATTCAACGGAACCATCCGCGACTGGCAGATCATTGTGCCGGACTTTGGCACGATCGCAGGTGCGTTCCAGATTACGGCGCTCGAATTCAGCGGCCGTCACGACGCGGAAGTGACGTTCGATATTTCTCTCGAAAGCGCCGGCGAGCTGACGTTCACGGCGGCATAAAAGTCTTCGCTGGCGTCTGGGCCTCACCCCTCCCCTTGACGGGGAGGGGTCGGGGGTGGGGTGAAGACCCAGGCGGAATGCCGGAAGCTATTCGCCAGCAATGAATGCGCGAATCCTACGCCTCATACGCAGATCACTCCTGATCGTTACCCCCACCCCTAACCCCTCCCCGCAAGGGGGAGGGGAATAGGCGGAGGATCGAACTTCTATTTCCGCGAGGGGAGGGGAGATTCGAACGAGTAGGTCTTCGCCCCGCAAAGGGGAGAGTAATCGAGCGAGCGAACTCAAAATGGCCAACAAACATCGCGGTGAAATCGAAGCGACGCTCAGCGGCGTTCCGTACAGGCTCGTCCTCACGCTCGGCGCACTGGCCGAATTGGAAGACGCATTCGGCGACGGCGACATGCTGGCGCTTGCAGCGCGTTTCGAGACAGGCCGTCTTTCAGCGCGCGATTGCGTCCGCATCATCGCGGCGGGGTTGCGCGGTGGCGGACACGCCGTCAGCGATGCCGACGTCGCCGCGATGCAGAGCGACGGCGGCGCGGCGGGCTTCGTCGATATCGTCGCGCGATTGCTCACCGCCACCTTCGGCGGCGACGATCGTGCGCACCATGCGGGGGGAGGGGAGAGCACCGAAGCGCCGCCCCCTTTTGCTGGGACGCCGTGATGGAGATCGGTCTCGGCGTTCTCGGTCTCGCGCCGGCGATCTTCTGGTCGCTGACGCCGCGCGAACTGCAAGCGGCGTTGCGCGGCAGACTGGGATCGCCTGAGCTGAGCGGAGCGCCGACGCGGCCGGAACTCGACGATCTGATGCGCCAGTTTCCTGATTGAAAGAACGAAGACCATGCCCCTCACCGACGATCAACCGCTCGAAGCGTGGAACGTCAAGATCACGGCCGATACGACCGATCTTGAAAGCAAGCTCGCGACGACGAGCCGTCTCGGGCGGCAATTCTCCAATACGCTCGTCTCGGCGTTCGGCGACATCGCCGTCAAAGGCAAAAGCGTCGGCGATGTTTTCAAATCTCTGGCGCTCAGCATTTCGCGGATCGCGCTCAAGTCGGCGCTGCAGCCGCTGACGACGGGACTGGCCTCGGTTTTTCAAGGCATGATCAGCGGCGCGATGCCATTCGCGAAAGGCGGCGTCATTCAGCAGGGCACGCCGATGCCGTTCGCAAGCGGCGGCGTCATCGCCAGTCCGATTTCGTTTCCGCTGGCCGGCGGCGCGACAGGCCTTGCGGGCGAAAGAGGCCCGGAGGCCATCATGCCGCTGACGCGCGGTTCCGATGGGCGTCTTGGCATCGCGGCGTCGGGTGGTGGCGGTCAGCAGATCACGATCAACATCTCGACGCCGGACGTTGCGAGCTTCAACCGTTCGCAAACGCAAATCGCCGCGATGATTGCCCGTGCCGCTGCAGCAGGGCGGCGCAATCTCTGATTTTCCTTCTCCCCTGGGGAGAAGGTGGCCGAAGGCCGGATGAGGGGAGGTCGCACGCTCCCTCACCCTAGCCCCCTCCCCAAGGGAGAGGGAATTCATTGCATTGCGCGCGACAGATCAACGAAAAGCAACAGCCGACATGGCCTTTCACGACATCAGATTTCCGACGGCGATTTCGCGCAACGCGCAAGGCGGTCCCGAACGGCGCACCGACGTCGTCGTGCTCGGATCGGGATACGAAGAACGCAACAGCCGCTGGGCCGACAGCCGCCGCAGTTATAACGCCGGATACGGAGTCAAATCGCTCGACGACCTGCATCAAATCATCGCCTTTTTCGAGGAGCGGCGCGGTCGCCTGCACACCTTCCGCTGGCGCGATCCGATGGACTGGAAATCGTGCGCTCCGAACGCCAGCCCGTCGCCGCTCGATCAGGTGATCGGCAGTGGGGATGGGGCGACGGCGGCGTTTCAGTTGTGCAAGACCTATGGCAATGCCTATGCGCCGTGGGCGCGCGACATCAAGAAGCCCGTCGCAGGCACTGTGAAAATCGCGGTCGCGGGCGGCGAGGTGACGGTTGGTACAGACTGCGTGGTCGATGCTTCGACCGGCATCGTGACGTTTCTCGCAGGCCATATTCCGGCGGCGGCGACGAGCATCACGGCAGGCTTCGAATTCGACGTGCCCGTGCGCTTCGATACCGACAAGCTCGAAATCAATCTGTCCGGATTTACTTCCGGCGCGATCCCGAACATTCCGATTGTCGAGGTGCGGCTATGAAAACGTTGTCGCCGGAATTCGCGGCGCACATCGCGTCGGGGACGACGACGCTCTGCTGGTGCTGGCGCATTGCGCGCCGCGACGGGACCGTGATGGGATTTACCGATCACGACAAGGCGCTCGCCTTCGATGCGACGACCTACGAAGCCGCCAGCGGTTTTGCCGCCAGCGACATCAAGGATAGTCTCGGGTTGTCCGTCGATAACCTGGAAGTCACCGGCGCGCTGTCGTCGGTGGCGCTGAGCGACGCGGATCTCGCGGCCGGCCGCTACGATGATGCGCGCATCGAAATCTATCGCGTCAACTGGAGTGATCCGAGCCAGCGTGTTCTGATGCGCTCCGGCAGCATCGGAGAAGTCAAAAGAAGCGGCGCCGGATTCACGGCCGAGCTGCGCGGTCTCGCGCATTATCTGCAGCAGCCCAAAGGCCGGCTTTTGCAACTTACCTGCGATGCCGATCTCGGCGACGCGCGATGCGGAATTGACTTATCGTCGGCGGCGTTTCACGGGACAGGGACAATTCTCGCGGCCGCCTCGGCGCGGCGCTTCACCGTCTCAGGGCTCGATGCGTTTGAGAATGGATTCTTTTCGCGCGGATTGATGAGTTTCATGTCGGGCGCCTCAGTTGGTCTGAAGATTGAAGTGAAATCTCACTTTCGGCTCACCGGCGCGTCAACGATCGAACTCTGGACGGAAGCCGAAGGGCCGCCCGCGATCGGCGATGAATTCTCGATCACCGCAGGCTGCGATAAGCGGATCGGAACGTGCAAGGCGCGCTTTTCGAATGCCGTCAATTTTCGCGGCTTCCCGTCGATGCCAGGCAATCAATTCCTGACCCAGGTCGGACGTGGAGGGGGTTGATGCAAACGCCATTGACGCGCGGGACAATCGTCGATGCGGCGCGGGCCTGGATCGGCACGCCTTATCACCATCAGGCAAGTCTGCGCGGGGTCGGCACCGACTGCCTCGGGCTCGTTCGCGGTATCTGGCGCGACGTGTACGGCGTCGATGCCGAGCAGCCGCCCGCCTACAGCCGAGACTGGGCCGAGGCCGCAAGTTGCGAGACGATGCGGGAAGCTGCCGCGCGGCATCTCGAAGCGATTGCGGCATTAGATATAGAGCCTGGCGACGTTGTGGTTTTCCGCCTGCGCACGGGCGCCGTCGCCAAGCACGCGGCAATCGTTGCGACCGGCACGACGATGATTCACGCGATGGAAGGCGTGCCGGTTTCTGAAGTGCCATTGAGCAATTGGTGGCGCCGCCGCGTCGCGGGTGCGTTCCGGTTTCCACCTGTTCCCCCTCCCCCTTGCGGGGAGGGGTTAGGGGTGGGGGTACTGCACCGGGAGTGATCTTGCGGAATGGCGGCGTGCTCGGCCGGTGAGTGACATCGGCCAACGAAAAATACTCGACGTCACGCCTAGCTCGTCACCCCACCCCCGACCCCTCCCCGTCAAGGGGAGGGGGGAAGTGGGAGCGCTGTTGTCGTTTGAAATGGAGCTGCAAAAGCCCGTCGTGTCGCCCTGGATGGCCGGGTAAGGCCCGGCCATGACGTGAGGCTCCAGTCACTAATCCCTGGCCCCCAACACCTAATTTCTAACCACCAATCCTTAGGAAAACACGCATGGCGACGCTGGCATTGGCGGCAGTCGGAGCGACGGTTGGCAGCAGTGTGCTGCCCGCGGGCGTCAGCGTCCTCGGCGTGGCTCTCTCCGGCGCGACCATCGGCTCGCAGGTCGGCGCACTTGCCGGATCGTATGTCGATAATGCGTTGTTCGGCGCATCGGGGCAGAGCCGCGCCGTCGAAGTTCCGCGCCTCAGCGACCTGCGCGTAACGACATCGACGGAAGGTTCGCCGCTGCCGCGCATTTACGGTCGCGCTCGCGTCGGAGGTCAGATCATCTGGGCCACCGATCTCGAAGAGGAGATCGTTACGACGACGGAATCGACGGGTAGCGGCAAAGGTGGTTCGGGTGGTGGCACGACGCTGACGCAATATCGCTACTATGCGAACTTCGCCGTGGCTCTTAGCGAAGGCGTCATTACGCGCATCGGCCGCATCTGGGCTGACGATCAGGAACTCGATCTATCGCGCACGACGTTCCGCCTGCACACCGGAACGGAAACGCAAGCTCCGGACAGCTTGATCGCGGCTCGTGACGGCGCGGAAAATGCGTCCGCCTATCGCGGCGTCGCCTACATCGTCTTCGAACGATTTCCGCTCGCAGACTACGGCAATCGCGTGCCGCAACTGTCGTTCGAAGTCTTTCGCGGCATTTCAAGCGCCGAGACCGACATGCGCGGGGTCGTGATGATTCCGGGCTCGGGCGAGTTCGTCTACGCGCCGGAAGCGGTACATCAGACATTCGACGACGGCGTCTCGCAATCGGAGAACGTGCATCAGGTCATCGGACCGACCGACTGGCAGGTCGCGGTCGATCAGCTTGAGGCGTCGCTTCCCAATGCCAGATCGGCTTCGCTGATCGTCAGTTGGTTCGGAACCGATTTGCGTGCTGGCGATTGCACGCTGCAGCCGGGTGTCGAGACGCGCCATAAGAAGACGTCGCCGCTGCAATGGTCGGTCGCGGGTCTTAGCCGCAGCAACGCTCATCTCATAAGCGCGCGCGACGGCAACGCGGCTTACGGCGGAACACCATCCGACCAGACGGTAATTGCCGCCATCCGCGATCTCAAGACGCGCGGACTGAAAGTGACGTTGACGCCGTTCATCCTGATGGATGTCGCCGAAGGTAACGCGCTTGCCAATCCGTATGGCGGCAGTAGCCAGCCGGCTTATCCATGGCGGGGCCGCATCACGTGCCATCCGGCGTCCGGCCAATCGGGATCGCCGGACAAAAGCGCGACAGCGGCCAGCCAGATCGCGAACTTCGTCGGCTCCGCTTTCAAGTCCGACTTTTCTCTGACCGGCGACGACATTCATTATGCGGGGCCGAACGAGTGGTCCTACCGGCGCATGATCTTGCATTATGCGTATCTGGCGAAAGCGGCAGGCGGCGTCGAAGCCTTCGTGATCGGCACGGAATTGCGCGGCCTGACGCAGGTGCGTTCGAGCGCCAGCACGTATCCGTTCGTTAGCGCACTTGTTGCACTCGCCGCCGACGTGAAGGCAGTTCTCGGCGCTTCGACAAAAATTCTCTATGCCGCCGACTGGTCGGAATACTTCGGCCATCAGCCTGCGGACGGATCGGGTGACGTTTATTTCAATCTCGATTCTCTGTGGTCGTCGGCGCATATCGATGCCATCGGCATTGACGTCTATTGGCCGCTCGCGGATTGGCGCGACGGACGCGATCATCTCGACGCCATCGCGGGCGCTGCATCGATCTACGATGCGGCCTATCTCAGATCGAACGTGCAGGGCGGCGAAGGTTTCGACTGGTATTATGCCTCCGACGCCGACCGCGATGCGCAAGTGCGCACGCCGATCACCGACGGTTATGGCAAGCCGTGGGTCTTTCGCTACAAGGACATTCGCTCCTGGTGGAGCAACGTGCATCATAACCGGCCGGGCGGCATCGAAAGCACCTCGGCGACGGCGTGGGTTCCGCAATCGAAGCCGTTCTGGTTCATGGAGATCGGCTGCCCGGCGGTCGATAAGGGCGCCAACCAGCCGAACGTGTTCGTCGATCCGAAAAGCTCGGAATCGTTTCTGCCATACTATTCGCGCGGCATCCGCGATGACTTCATGCAGGTGCGCGTCCTGCAAGTTTTGCGCGACGCCTTCGACTGGAGCAAGACGGGCTACATCGAAGGGCTGAACCCTGTCTCGGACGTGACAGGCGCGCGGATGGTGGAGCTCGATCACATCCATGCCTACTGCTGGGACGCGCGGCCGTATCCGGCTTTTCCTTCCGCGATCACATATTGGAGCGACGGAGAGAACTGGCCGCTCGGGCATTGGCTCAACGGCCGCCTCGGCGGCGCGCCGCTCAATGAACTCGTCGCGCAAATCCTGCGCGATAACGGCTTCGCGGAGTTCGACGTATCGGGGCTGACGGGCACGGTGCCCGGCTACGTGATCGACGATACGATGTCGGCGCGCGACGCCTTGCAGCCGCTGGAACTTGCCTACTTCTTCGACAGCATCGAGAGCGGTGGCAAAATCGTCTTTCGTCATCGCGGCCGTGCCGCGCCGCAAGCGTCGTTCGCGTCGGATCATCTCGTCGAGGAGCGACCGGGCGAAGCGCTTTACGAGTTGACGCGCGCCCAAGAAACCGATCTCCCGGCGTCGGCCAAGGTGCGCTACATTTCGAGCGCCGATGTTTATCCGCAGGCCGTCGCAGAAGCGCGGCGATTGACGGGCGCCAGCGGCCGCGTCTCGGAAGCCAACTTGCCGATCGTTCTCGACGATGGCCAGGCGGGTTCGCTGGTCGAAAGCTGGCTTTACGAAACGTGGGCGGCGCGCGAAGCGGCGACGTTCAAGTTGCCGCCGACGGCGTTGGCGCTGGAGCCGGGCGATCTCATTTCCGTTGCGATGGCGGGGCGCGAGCGTCTGCTGCGATTGACCGGCGTGACCGAACGCGGCGTCCGTGACATCGAGGCGCTCAGCATCGATCCCGACGTCTACGATCGGATCGATGCACCTTCGCGTGCAGCACCCGAGCCGCCGCCCGTGCAGATCGGATCGCCGGCCGTGGCGCTGATGGATCTTCCGGTGTGGAATGAATTGGCCGATCCGCAGTCCGGCTACGTCGCGGCCATGCAAAAGCCGTGGCCGGGCAGCGTCGCACTTTATATGTCGCCGCAAACGACGGGCTATCAACTGAAAGCACTTGCGAGCGCGCCCACGACGCTCGGCGTGACGCTCGACGCGCTTCCTTCGGGACCGGAAGGACGGATCGATCATCGTGCGCGACCGCGCGTACGGCTGACATACGGAACGCTGACATCGGCCGATCTCGTCGCCGTGCTCGGCGGCGCTAACCTCGCGGCGGCCCGTAACGCAGATGGCGAATGGGAGATCATCCAGTTCCAGAGCGCGACGCTGGTCGATGCGCAGACTTATGAATTGAGCGGGCTCCTGCGTGGCCGGTTCGGCACGGAAAGCGCGATGCGCGAGCCGGTGGCGGAAGGGGCGTCGTTTGTCATTCTCGATGCGGCGGTGGCGCACGTGCCGCTCCAGGAAAGCGAACTCAGGCTGCCGTTCAACTGGCGTTACGGCCCCGGCAATCGCGATATCGGTGACGCATCCTACGTGACGGCGTCGTTCGCTTATCAGGCTCTTGGGCGCCGTCCGCTGTCGCCCGTGCATGTGAAGGGAAAGCGCATCGCTGGCGATCTCGCCATGTCGTGGGTCCGGCGAACGCGCTCCGGTGGCGATAATTGGGAATTGCCCGAGGTGCCGCTCGGCGAAGACGCGGAAAGCTACGAGGTCGACATTCTCGATGGGTCCAGCGTCAAGCGGACGATCTCCGTCTCGACGCCCGCTGCGGTCTATTTGAGTGCCGAGCAAATCGTCGACTTCGGTAGCGTTCAATCGGCGGTTTCGGTGAAGGTCTATCAGACCAACACGCTCTTCGGCCGCGGCGCTCCACGCGCCGCTGTCGTTTGAGACAAGACCAGCGGGAGCGCAACGTGCCGCCCTGGATGGCCGGGTCAGGCCCGGCCATGGAGGGATGGGTGACCGTGGGCTCCGCAGCCACTGTGCGATGTCAACTTCTAACGTCATGGCCGCCCTCCGAGGCGGCCATCCAGAGCCACACAATGGATGAAGCCTGCGGCACGTTTCCCTCTCCCTTGGGGAGAGGGTCAGGGTGAGGGGCTAGACAACATCATCCCCTCATCCGGCCTTCGGCCACCTTCTCCCGCGGGAGAAGGGATTGCGCAACGCACGGCCAGTTACGCCTCCAACAAAAGCGACAACGAGTATGGACCAGCCAGCATGGCTCGCGGCGGCGTGGGCGGAATTCGGCGTGCGCGAAATTCCGGGCGCGGACGACGCTCCGCAAATCCTGCGCTACTTTCGCGATGCCGGTAATCCATCGATCACAACCGAGACAACTCCGTGGTGCGCGGCATTTCTCGGGGCGATGCTCAAGCGCGGCGGGTATCGCGGAACGGGATCGCTGCTGGCGCGCTCGTATCTCGACTGGGGACTCGCACTCGATGCGCCACGTCTCGGCGCGATCGCCGTGCTGTCGCGCGGCGACGATCCGAATGCCGGGCACGTCGGCTTCCTCCTCAGTGATGCCGATGACAAGCTCTATCTGCTCGGCGGCAATCAGGGCGACGCCGTAACGGTCGCCGGGTTTGACAAGGCAAGACTGCTGGGACTGCGCTGGCCGGAGGACATCGCCGAGACGCAGGGCGACGACGCCGACGGGATATTCCTGAAGGCGCTGGCGCACGTTCTCGAGATGGAAGGCGGCTATTCCGACGATCCCTATGATCCCGGCGGGCCGACCAATCGCGGCATCACACTCGAAGTCTACGCCGGCTTCAAAGGCGCGGCGGTCGATGCGGCGTCGCGCCCGCGCCTGGTCTCGGAATTGAAAAGCATCTCCGACGACACCGTCCGCGCGATTTACCGGCGGCGCTATTTCGAGCCTTCCGGGTGCATGGCGTTTACTGCGCCGCTGGCGCTGATGCATTTCGATGCCGCCGTGAACCACGGCGTCGGTGCCGCGATCCGCATGCTTCAAAGCATTGTCGGCGTCACCATCGATGGCGAGATCGGGCCGGAGACGCTGGCCGCGATCGGCGCGCGCGGTCTTTCCGATCTGCTCGACGACTACGCCGAGACGCGCCGCGCACGCTATCGCGCGCTTCCGCATTTCTGGCGCTTCGGCCGCGGCTGGCTGAAGCGCGTCGACGCGACGTTGGGCGCGGCGAAGTCCTGGGCCGCCACCGACGCAATCAACCGGGGGCTGCAGGAGCCCCGCCAAATCGCAAAAGGAGACATCGAAATGGCCAATCCAACGAACGCACAGTCCGGGTCGAACACCGACAGCGACGACAGCAAATGGTGGGCGCACTCGAAGACGCTCTGGGGAACTCTAATCACGGCGGCCGCGACCGTTATCCCGGCGCTGGCTCCGGCGATCGGCGTCGTGCTACCGGCCGACATGATCACGACGTTCGGCGATCAGGCGATGACTGCCGTTCAAGCGGTCACCGGGTTGTTCGGAACGCTGTTAGCGATCTATGGACGATTGAAGGCCGACACGCCGTTGACGCTGCGTAAGGGTTAA